CAAAAGTTGAAGAGTATGAAGAGTATACTGCAAGACCAGACATGGATGGTAAGATGAAAGACGTTGAACCAGGTGTACCAGATGAAGTTATAGAAGAAGCTGGTGATACTACAGCTATGACACTTAAAAAAGCAGACGGCGGCCGTGTTTCAAGATGGATGGGTGGTGGTTTATCAAAAGGTAAACGTACTCTAGCTGACTTATTGAAATATATGTCTAAAGGAAGTTCACACGGAAAAAGTCCTTCTGAAATGTTAAAAATGATAAATCCAAAACAATTTAATGAAATGTTAGATAGACCAGAAGGTATCCCTTCAATTGCTAGAGAGATGATTGAGAAATACACCAAAGAAATGAAAGGCGATAGAGCTAATATGATTGAAGAACTTATTGTTACTGGAAGAAAAATAAAAAAAGTTGACGATGATTTAGTAAACTATAAAATTAAAATTGTTGAAGACATGGTGTCTAAAGGAATGGATAGAGCAACCGCTAAAGAAATGGCAGAGACTATATCAGAGATGGTAGAACAAGGAGCTGGCAAAAGAGCTACTCCTAAAATTACCGACGAAGGTTTATTAGAATTAGAAAATATTGGTAAAAATTTGGCAACTCAAGATCGTAAGCTAAACGCGTCAGGCGGCATAGCCCGAATGTTAGGGGAATAATGGACTTTAAAGAATTAATCAAATTTGGTTTAGAGGAAAGCTCAGAACCAATCATCAAAAATCCTGTACTTAGAAACGCTATGGCTGATGGTGGAAGAATGGGGTTCACG